ATCCGCAGAGAAACAGAAGCGGGTGTGGGATGCTACCGAAAGAGTAGAGAACGCCCCCATATACACGGAGCACTACGTCAGGAACATCGATGAACTTCGGTCACGCGCTCGTATGTATAAACGTAAGCACCAAATTGAATGGATTGTGATAGACTACTTGCAACTTGTTCCTTGGAACACTAAATTAAAGAAGCATGACGGCATCGCAGAGGTCAGCCACCAGATAAAACTTATGGCTATGGAGTTAGATCTACCTGTTATACTGTTAGCACAAGTAAACAGAGAGGGAGCTAAACGCGAAACTGGCATTACCCTGTATGACTTGAAAGACTCCGGGGACATTGAGAACGACGCAGACATTATTCTCTTGCTATGGCCTAACGGTTCAGACACAAAGGAAGCTACAGTCCACAATGACCCCGTCCACGGCACACACATTTGCATCAAATACAACATAGCAAAGCAACGTGAAGGTGAGCGAGATCAGTATGGCAAGTTCGTCTTTCAAAACAGCATAGGCAGATTTAGTTAACCCATCCTACTAACTATCATAAATATGACACAAGAACACCTAACTCAGAAGCAAGCCTACGACCTCTACTTAGAAGGTCTTAGTTACCATCAAATCGCTGAAGACTATGATACAACCGCAGAAGCTGTGCGTTCTAAGATTAGGCGATACAAAGCTACTGTCCCTGCCGCCAAGGGTAACGAGCGTGTCCTTGTCATAGCTGATACTCACTGCCCAGCCATGCACCACGGCTACATTGACTTCCTAATCTCTATCTTCCACAAGCACAAGTGCACACGTGTTGTTCACATCGGTGACCTGGTAGACTGGAATGCTATCAGCTTCCACGAGAAAGACCCATCCATGCCTAGCGCAGCAGACGAGTTTGTAGCGGCTTCTAAGCAGGTCAGAGCACTACACAAGGCGTTCCCTGAGGTAGACTACCTTATCGGTAATCACTCCGCTCTACCAGAGCGTAAGGCTCATAGTGTTGGACTACCACCAGAAGTAATACTTAACTTCAAAACATTATGGGGACTTGACGGATGGGAAATACATCCTAGGTTTACTGATCTAGTGATTGACAATGTTATATACAGACACGGAGACAAAGAAAAGGGAGGACAGATGTCAGCCCTGAAGAACGCTCAGGCTCAGTTCAAGTCTCTGGTCATGGGTCACCTCCACGCACAGGCTGGTATCAACTACCACGCCAACCAGGACGGTGTTGTCTTCGGCATGAACGTAGGCTGTGGGGTAGACCATAGTCACCCTGCCATGAACTACGGACGTATATACGCTGCTCGACCAGTGCTGGGTTGCGGTGTTGTCTACTCTCCTAAGCTTGCTTTCTTTGAACCAATGTTTATCTAACTATGATCTACGAACATAAAATACAAATGGACAACATCTATGGTGACACAACTGATGTCACTGTAGAGTTTGAAGCCGACAAGCCCGGAGGCAGAAGCCCAGACATAAAAGGTATATACTACCTTGAGTCTGACGAACCACTAGACAGCGAGGATATTGTATATCTGTTTGAGTGGCTAGAGAGAGACGCTGACCAATGGAAACTAATTTCACACAACATAACATAAATGCAGACAACCAATACCCAATCCGTTTACAAGATTAACTCAGAAGACATTCTATCTAAAGGGCTAGAGGCCATGACTAGATCGTGTGAAGCTCTGACCAAACAGAATGAAACTTTAAACAAGGACATAGATAACTTGAAGAATAAAGTTAATATGCTCCAGCATCGCCTCCTGTCTAACGCAGAGGAGCGAGAATAACTTTGTTAGTGTCTCAGCTGCAAAAGAGTAAGTCGTGAGTGCTCCGGATAAGGTCGTATTCAACCTATTATAAGGGGTTGCCGTTAGCCAGCCCTTCCAAACCACGACGCTAACAAACTAAGGTCCTCCAGGTAACTGGGGGGCTTTTTTATTGTCCCCTACAGGACTCCCCTAATTCTTAGTGCCTGAAGCACGGAGTCGGATAGAACACCCTTGCGCCTAAAGTCGTTTATCATGCTAGGGTTTCTGGATAGATAATCTACCTTCTCATCTGTATCCATGTTCCGGATCAACGTATCCTTTTGATTCAACCCCCTGCTTGCATTCTTCTGCTCGCGAATCCACATATTCATTAGCTTCTTGCCCGTGCTTGGGTCGGTCCGCATGTACTTCTTTATGTTGCTACGCTTCTGCTGCATGGTATCGCCCTGCTCGTTATATATATCAGATGTAGATTGCTTCAAGACCCGAGGTAAATCCGACGGAGAGTTGTCTAAGATTTCTAACACTCTCCTAGACGAAACCTTTGCGTTCTTGAATATCTCTATGCGCTCGTTCTCGTCGTAGCCTAGAGTAATCAAACTCTCGTTGTTCTTGGACAAAGCGGCAAAAGCGTCTGAATAAATCTTGTTAGCTTTTTCGTAAGCTTGGTTTAACTGTGCCTCTGATGGCTCTCCAAATTTTAATAACTGATTGTAGTCTGACTTGGCCTCATTGGATAAAGTGTTGGTGTTTCTAATTGTAAACATTGCAGCCTCACCCACGTCAAACGGGTTGATACGTGCTCCCAACTGTCTTGCCCCAACCTCTTTGAGTGTGAGGTCACCCTTACCTAGTCGAGCCTTCTCTAGCTTCTTTAGCTCTCTGCTGAACCCAGGTCTAAATGATTCCGTCAGGAAGAATCCCAAACGCTCTCTGGCTTGATCTAACTTGTCTACTTCCTTGGATATTAGTTCACCTCGCTCGTCTCGGTTAGCCAATGCTTGATACGCTGATTGAAAGACGAAGGAACCTTCTCCTATAAACTCTTCTGCCATTAGTGCAATGACTGACTGCTCGCTGTCCCCGCTCAAACCAGCCTGTAGGGCAGACAAACCAAGAGCGTGCGGCACTACATAACTGGGGTTGGCTACCCATCCCGTGCGTCCTCCCTCGTCTAGCTTAACTAATTGTTTTCTGTTCTTGTCCCAAGGCGCATACGCAACGTCACGAAGTGCTTCTTCTTTCTTATCGTCTACCCCTGATGCAGCCTTGACTCCCTCGATTGCGGCGTAGGTTCCTCCATACACACCAAGCAAAGAAGCAAGTCTCTTGCTTCCTTCAACTCTCATGCGAGTTACGTTAGCTGCTCCTAGTTCCCCAAACTCTTCACCAAAGTTTCCTGCTATCATACGAGCAATCATCTTACCTTGGTTGTATTGGTTCCGGGCAAACTCAGATGTGAACGATGCGAACTGTGGCATAACACCCCAACGAGAGAGGGTGCGGACTACATTACTCAACTTATCGTAATTCTGATAAGTGTCGTTGATCATCATGGCAGCCTGCTTCTTGACCACCTCGTCGCTGGCATTAGGGAACATCTTGCGTACAGTGTTCTGGTTGGCTTTCCAACCCACATACCTGCCCAATGTATCAGGAACCTGGTATGCTTTACCAACTGGGTCTAGTCCCTTTTGTAACCACTTGGAGAACGGTCCTGCATCCAGGGTTGATCTTATGTCTGATTCTAGGATGTTGGCATTCTTGATGCCATACTTGGACATCTCCTCGATCTCGTCCAGCAATGCCTTGCGAGCCTTTGGAGTCTTGTCTAAACCTTCCATTGCTCTAGAAACCAAGGGGACATCAGCCAACGCTAAACGTAACCCACGTGACGCATTGTTAAATGGATTGATCCCCATGCCCAACAGGTTAGCAGTATTACCATATACCTGCACGGGATAGGCTACGGTATTGAACAAGACCTTTACACCCTTGGACAAACCAACACCTGCTCTGTATAAATCTTGTAGGCCATTAAGGAATATGTTGTCCATCTTCTCGGAGCCATTGCCAACATACAATTCATTGAGTGCTGTTTGAACCTGTGGATATGCAAATAATCCAGAACCTTCCTTGCCTGTTCCCCGCAGCACAAGCTCAACCATTTCATTATCTGCCTTGGTGGTAGAAGCTATGCCAGCATCAACTAGTTCTTTGCCTAGGATGACATTAGTTCTTTCTCTTGCTACTGACTTAGCAACGCCAGTTAGTGTTCCCCTCATGCGCTCTACGGGGTCTTTGATTTCTCCTAACCAAATCTTTTCTGCTTCACCAGGAGTCTTTCTTTTCTTAAATACAGAGTCTATTCCATTGCCAAGAAGCCCTCGGGGGTCTTCGCGACGGGTAGATGCAAAAGCTTTTTCTAGCCTATCAAGGTGCTCGTTTGCATTAGATGAAGCTGTCTTAAAATCTTCGCCTCTCTTCACGCCAGCCTCAACCAGTTCATTCATAACCGCTTGTCTTTGTTTATCGGTGGGCTTATAGTTGGGATCTAGAAAAGCCTTATACTCTCTCCTAGCATAAAGCTGGCTTGAGTTCATTGAGTCGTTAATAGTTTGCCTTAGCTTCTCTCTGGCCTCGTCATCTAAGGACTTGTATGCTCCGTCATCAATTAGCTGTATGGCTTCCTTCTGCAAAGCTTGTCGAGCCTCATCATACTTTGTTAGGTCAGCACCAAGAACCTTAGCTACATCGTCTGACATCTCGCCAGTATCTAAGAACTTATTGATAGGTGCTTCTAGTAACGGATCTTTCTTTATTGCTCTTGCAGTCTTGGCTCCAATCCTACCAGAAATCTCTTCCGCTGTCTTAATGATTCTAGAGAAATCAATGGTGGCTTGTTGAGCCTTTGTTCCTACAATTTTAGAGGGTGCTACCGAGGCTAGTATCTTTCCCATAGTTCCAAGGTTTGCCTGGGGCTGTGTTAGAGCTTGTGCTGCTGCTCCGCTCCTTGCTCCATCCTTAGTTTCTTGTATGCCCCTTAGTAGTACTCCTTCTCCAAACTCTATGTCATCAGAGGCATTTTGAGGGAAGAATGATAAATCTTTGAATGTAATCTCTTCTCTAGCTATAGCATCATCTATTTGTTGTGGTGTCTTACCTGCAAACTTCTGTCCAATCTTAGTGGTCACACCACCTAGCGCACCACCAAACAACGCACCTGCTCCACCAAACTGAGCTAGCTCTCCTGCTGTGGGCAGACGGCCTTCATCTATCACAGCCCTTGCTGTAGCGTCTGTAACGCCAAATGCAGCACCTTTACCTGCTTCC